CATTCTGTTTCGCTACCTGATGAAGGTCGAAATCCTTAGATCAGTCATGATTTCCGGGGAGCCTGCTGATGCGGGCTCCATTTTGGAAGTCGAGGACAGTGACGCCGCGATCTTGATCGGCCTCGGCAAAGCTGTTGAGCATAAGCAAGAGGACGCTCCTGCAGAAGAGGAAGCACCGGCTTGCCCCCCGAAAAAGCCAACTACTCGTAAGAGGACTAAGCAATCATGAGCATCGGCAACACTCGACGGACTTTGACCGTCCTGTCGTTTGCGCCTAACGACGTTGTCACCGCAACTGGCAACGAAACAGGCGTTGACCTTCTGGACTATGAAGGTGACATCACTTTGACTTTGGATGCTGAGGCTGGCGGCTCTGGCATCACCTATGCGGTCAAGGTGCAGGACTCAGCTGACAACAGCACTTTTGCTGATGTTACTGGCGCTGCGTTCACCACTACAACTGCTAATACTGCGCTTGTCGAAACTCTTGTCGTCAACACCGATGAGATCAAGCGATATGCCCGTGTTGTCATCACTGTTGCTGGTGGTACTGGCGCTGGCGCGGTAAGCGTCACTGCACTGGGACGCAAGAAGTACAACTGATTCATGACTGCCGCCCCCGGTCTTCCGGGGGCATTTTCATATGGCACTTGATTTTCAAGAAGATCTAGACGCTTTTTTCGATACGCCAGGCTTCACAGATCCAGTAGTACTGGGCGGCACCATAAGTGTGGGCTACTTTGAATCGCCCAATGAAATTATCGCTGACGGCATGGTTCTGACGACTGACTATGCCGTAGTAGTCAAGACTTCAGATTTTCCCAACGTAATTAGTGGCGACACGATGACCGTGAAGGGTGTGAACTATACGGTGCGTGAGCCCATGCTTTTGGATGATGGCAAGATTATGCGTGTGATGCTGATGAAGTCATGACGACAAAGCGAGAAAACATATTGGCAGCAGTCAAGACTGCTTTGACTGGCACTACAGGTGTCGGCACACGCATTTATCGAAGTCGAGTTGAGCCTTTTAGTCGCGGGGAGTCTCCTGCAATTGTTGTTGAGCCAATCAGTGATACGCCTGAGCAGAACACCAGTCTGCCGACATTGGATTGGACTCTGCGCATACGGGTCGTAGTTATAGAACGCTCAGATGTACCGGATCAGGCTGCAGACGACACGATCGAAAGCTTGCACTCAAAAATCATGGCCGATTTGACGCTTGGCGGCCACGCAATTGATGTGCAGCCAGCTCAGACGACTTTCCAGCTGCTAGAGGCCGATGAGCCTGCTGGAGTCATTTTTTGTGAATATGAAATTCGATACCGCTCGCAGGTTGCTGACCTAACTCAATAGGCATAGAGAGTTACGCTAAACCTAAACACCCTTCCCACTTACCATGTTGGATGAACACAGTGGTCATGGCGGGAGTTACCTCCTTGATCCTGAAACAGGCGTGCGCACTTTGATTCAGCGAACGCTTCCACCACAACCACCACAGGTAGAAACCGATGGCACAGCAGCTCAGGAAACGCCTGATCCTGATAGAGACTGAATCAGTTTATGGTCAAGAGCCAGTTGATGGCAGTGGCAACTCGCTTGTCACTGGTGCAGACGCTGTGCTGGTCAAGGCTTTGGAAATCACACCGCAAAGCAGTGATGTCGTTAGTCGCGACTTGATTCGCCCTTACTATGGTGCGTCGCAGCAGCTGCTGGCCAACACTCGCGTCGAATGCTCATTCAGCGTTGAGCTTGCTGGCTCTGGCACTGCAGGCACCCCGCCTCAATACGGAAAAGCACTTAAGGCTTGTGGCCTCCGCGAAACTATTGTGACCACAAGTGGCTCTGAAAGCGTCACTTATGACCCTGTCAGTGCAAGCTTCTCGTCAGTCACCATTCACTACATGATTGACGGTGTCAGGCACAAGGTGACTGGTTGCCGCGGCAACGTGGCGATTACCGCCAACGTGGGCGAGATCCCAACTTTGGACTTTACGTTCACCGGCATTTACGTCGCCCCAGATGACAGCGCTTTGATCACCCCCACCTATGCCAACCAAGACGATCCTCTGCTGTTTAAAAACGGCAATACGACAGGGTTCGCGCTGTTGTCGCATTCAGGTGCATTGCAAAGTTTCTCCTTCGACTTAGGCAACTCAATTGTCTATCGGGAGCTTGTTGGTGGCTCTAAAGAGGTACTGATTACTGATCGTGCAGCTAATGGCTCTGTCACGATTGAGGCAGTAGCTCTAAGCACTAAGGACTTCTTTGCGGCTGCAGTTGACGATGACGCTGCACTTGGGAATCTACAGTTCACTCATGGCACTGTTGCTGGCAACAAGGTTCAGTTCACCTCTAGCAAGGTTGACATTGGTGATGTGTCCTATGGCGACCAGGATGGCATTGCGATGCTAAACATCCCGTATACTTGCGTGCCAGATGCAATTGCAGGGAGTGAATTTGACTTGATCTACACCTAAGGAAGGAGGGGGCCTTGGACGGCTCCCTTTTTTTTGTGTAAGCTAAGTCGGCTTACAACATTACCCAATGGCTTTTGTTCGGAAAAAGGTCAAAACTTTTAAGTGGCCTGTTGAAGTAAGAGAGCCTAGCGAGAGTCGTCCAGGCGAGTTCGACAAGTCTGAATTCACAGCTGTTTTTAAAAGAGTTAAGTTCTCGGAGCTGGAGGCTTTAGGCGATGAGTCAGGTCTTCCGCTTGTAAAGAAAGTTTTAGTTGGATGGGAGGGTATTGAAGATGAGGATGGCAACCCTGTTGCATTTTCAAGCAAAGAGCTTGAAAGCTTCGGCGATGACGTGGATTGGCTCAAGGCAGTCCTGACGGCCTATACCAACACTTACTCTGAGGCAGAGGCGGGAAACTAAAAGAGGCCGCCATTCACTGGGCCTCTGGCGGCCAGCAGGTCGAGGACTTGACGCATGAAGATGCAGCAGCTTTTGGGCTGAAGCTGCCAAAGCCTAAGGTCAAGCAGTCAAACGACTTTGAGGTTTGGGAAGAGAACTGGGATGCTGTGATGATGTTTTTGCGTATGCAGACCCAGTGGCAGGTCTCGATGAGTGGCTACGTAGGTCTGAAATACGAAGTATTGCTAGGTACTGGAGGCTTGTGCGACCTCTACAATGTGGAGGATCATAAAGACCTGTTTGAACGTCTCCAGATCATGGAGGCATCAGCCCTAACCGAACTGAGGAAGAAGTCTGATGGCAGAAGCAATTAGAACTCTTTCCATCAAGCTGGACTTTAAGGATGCGGTTGGAACGCAGGCAGTTATTGACAAAATTAAGTCTTCCTTCAAAGGGCTAGAGCAGGTTATACAGGGAAACACAAAACCTGCGATACAAAAGCTAAGAAACGAAATTAATACTTTTGCCTCGACAGGCAATCAAAGCATTAGCACTATCGAGTCGCAGGTTACAGCACTTAAGGCATTAAGGCGAGAGGCTGATATTAACAGCAAAGAATTTAAAGAACTCACGGCCGACATATCTAAGTACGAGAAACAATTAAACAAGGCGCAAGGCCGTCGGCCAAGCCAAGGTGGCGCAGCTTTAAGGGCTACTCAAACGGCTGGTGCTGTCATCTCTGGCGGAATTTTTGGCGGCCCAGAAGGTGCTATTGGCGGCCTGCTAGGTGCTCCATTTGGAGTTGGCGCTGCATTCGCTGGCGCTGCAATTGGTGCCCAGGTTGGTCAACTTAGGGAGGCCGCTGGGGCTTCAGCGGCTTATGCAGCAAATTTACAAAAGCTGCGAATTGCGCTTTTGGGTGTAACCACAAGTCAAGAAGAGTATAGCGAAAGCCTTACGTTTATTCAACAAGTAACTAAAGATTTTGCAATTCCTCAAGAAATCATAACTCGTCAATTTACAAAGCTACAGGCATCAGTGCAAGGCGCTGGTGGTGATGTCGAGGATACTAAGACAGCTTTCAAAGGAATAGTTGCAGCGGTTCGTGCTACAGGAGGTTCTCTAGCAGATGTTGATTCTGCGTTGACAGCAACGGCCCAAGTCTTCTCTAAGGGTAAAGTTAGCGCTGAGGAGCTCAGGCAGCAAATCGGGGAAAGGTTGCCTGGTGCGTTTACCTTGTTCGCTAAATCAATAGGTTTGACTCCACAAGAGCTTGACAAAGCCTTGGAAAAAGGCGAGGTCACATTGCAAGATTTTCAAACTTTTGCAAAAGCAATCTTCGATCAATATGGAGAAAATGCAAAAAGCATTGCAAGTAGTCCTGCCTCTGCAGGAGATCAGCTCAAGGTTACTTTAGAGCAATTGAATGAAAAAGTTGGAGAATTACTTGCCCCAGTCGGGGCAGAATTCCAAAGAACTTTTAATGACATAGCTAAGTCGATATTAGGAGCTGTCGAGGCATTAGATAAGTTTTTCGGTGTTTCCTCTGCAGAGCGAGTGGATCGTTTAATAACGCAGGTAAATGCAATAAACTCAACTCTTGCTAGAACAAGAGCAAGCATTGCAGATAGAGAGAGTGAGATCAAAGAAAAAGGTGATTTTTTAGATACGAGGCAAGGGCAAATCGACGAGGATAGGCGATTCATTAAAGAGCTAGAAAGCAGAAGAGATATTCTTAGAAGAGAAATAAACAATTTGACAAGGGGACAAGCTGTAACTGTAGTTCAGCCAACAGCAGGGACTGGCCTAGGAGTCGGAGGTGGAGGCGGCAATGACATTGCAGGCGCTAAAGACATCAGTAAAGCTGTAGCAGATGCTCAAATTGCCGAGCTTGAGCTGCGGAGAAAAGGCATAGCACTTACTGAAGAACAAATCAAACAGACAGCGAACTTGAAGAGGTTAGCAGTAGAATCACTGCCGCCAGAGAAACGACGAGTTGAATTGAAGAAGATTGAACTTGACGAGGCTAATCAGATATTCCAGCTTGAAAAAGATACAAAAAAAGTTATAGAAGCAATGATGAATGAGATAGCGACTGGCCGAAAAAAAGAAGAAGAGCTAGATTCCAGGAAAAAAGCAGCTCTTGCAGAGATACGCCTAGCAACAGGCGAGATAACAAAGGAACAGTACGAGCAACTAAA